CAAGAAGATACTAGACAACAAGGGTATGGACTATTCGGATAAGCAAGTTGCGATGAAACGAAACAATGTCGTCGCAAAGAGCCTTATTGGTATGGGAATTCAAACACTAGACGCTACTTCAATGAAAGTTTCTAAAACGGACAATGTAAATTTTTTTAATTAAAGACAATATATTGACACGACGTTTGTAATCAACGACGCATGAAACGAGAGGGGGAACGAGCGCGGGTGCTACTTCCCATTGCTGGTGCAATTTTCTTTCCACTGGGACCACGGACGACGAGACCGCCGCGAGGACCCCTGAAGATGATGCGGCCGAGGGCATCTTTCTTCCCGGTAGGGACATACTTGGACTTAGGAGGCATGATTATATACTAACCAAATATTTTTTTTTTCAAGCCTTGGGCTTGTTGTCTTTCTTGTTGTCTTTCTTCAGCACCTTGACAAAGGTCGCCTTGCTCTCCTTGGCAATAGTCACGGGCTTGCCAGCAATCATCACGGCCTTGGGGGTCGCCAGCTTGACGATGTCACCCTTGTAAATGCGAACCTTGTCGTGTTCGCCGGTCTGGCGCAGGATGATGTTTTTATGACCCTTAGTCGCAGCTTTCTTAGCGGCAACGCCGGGGGTTGCACCAGTGAAAGTGCCCAGGGCTTTTCCGGCGTCGTCTTCCAGGATGAAGGTTTTCTTGTTGGCCACCATTGTTATATACACGCAACATTTTTTTTTTCGAGAATTTACGCGAACTTTTTCTCTACTTGGTCCGCACCCCCTACGAGCTTCTTGCCGTCGAACACCCTCGGGAAGGTGAGCGTCTGGGGCACCCTGAGTCCCTTTCCCTTGATTTTTTCCTTGAGCTCGTCGGTGTCCTTGCACCGCACGGTAGTGAACGCGACCTTATGCTTCCTGAGGAAAGCTCTGGCCCTCTTGCAATGCGGACATCCAACTTTCTCAAAAATCGTCAACATTTAAATATGATTATATAAAAATGTTGAAGACCGCGCTGTCCTGCTTCGTGTCATTCCTGCACCTTCTCGTGCTCTTCTGGGTCCTCGTCGCACCGTTCCACAAAGATTTAAGAGTAAGCTACGTAGTTCTCATGCCAATCATAATGATCCACTGGGTAATTTTAGACGATTCTTGTATCCTTACGCTGCTTGAAAAACACATCCGCGGCTGTTCCGGGGACGAGTCCTATGTCCACCGTTTCGTGTCAAAGATCTACAACGTCCCTGACGGGGTTCTGGGTGTTTTGACTTGGGTATACGCGCTGACGACCTGGTTTTATGCTGTCTCGCAAGTTTCGTGGAAAGAGTTACAGAGCAATTTGTCCATACGTGTTGTTTCCTGAAGAGCGTGATGCTTTTGGCAAGATGATTGTTTCTATTTACAAGTATTTTGTTTCGTATATGTAAATGAGCGGGGCATTGATCCAGTTGCTGTCAAATGAAACATTCCAAGAGCGCAATGAAGTTATTGGTCTAGAACTTGGCATCGTCGTATTTAGCGTGGCCGTGTTGGCATGGTTGATCTTCATTCCCAGAAAAGCGTAATAGAGTTGTTGTTGGTCGCCCGGTCCCAAGAATGTTTGATATAAAACGGGGCCACGCGGTGCGCCAGTTCTTCGTAGCAGCCGGAGAACCCAAACTGGGCGAGCTGGTCACGGCGCTCTTGCTCCGCTCCTCCGAACAACATGAAAAGGATGTTGAACTCTTCGTGTAGGTCGGACCCTTTGAAGTCGAAGATGGTCGCATACTTCATCCCGGCAGCGGCGGCGGAGATGACTTCTGCCTCGGCAGAGGACAGGATGTGCTCGACGAGGGACTCCTGCGCTTTCTGCACCTTCTCTACAAAAAGCTGGGTGCTCTCGAAGTCCACGAGAGAGGCAAAAGACTCAGCGGCGTTAGAAACGCACACGGCTTCGGCATACAGTTCGCGGAAGTTCGCCATTTCTACAGTGTATACACGCCCCTCGCTTTTATACAAAGAATGACGATATGGAATCCCTCCCGCGTGTTCCATATCGACGTGCCGGGGTCATAATATAATTTTGAGGATATACTTTAATTATCATGAACGTGAACGTGCGCCGCGCGGTTATCTTCGACGGGCGGGTCTGCGAGAAGAAAGACCACCCAGAATGCAAGGAAGTTCCGGAAGTATCGGGTCTGCTCGAGTTGGAGCGCGAACGGCGAGGGGAGCGGAACATCCCACGGTATACCGCGCAACTCCTAGAGCAGACAATACGGAAGAACGACCAGGCGTTCTGGAAAGCGGTCGTAGACGACATTGATACCGGCGACTTTGACGGACACGCGGCCCAGGTGATACTCGAGCAGCAAGACATCCTCCCGGCGCTCTTCGTGACGTGCGTTGTAGAGGCGAAAGAAACGGAGCACTTTGTGAACGTGCTGCGGACCTTTGTAGAAATCGCGCCTCATCTCAACGACACCACGACGTCGCTGTTCACGAAAGCAATTTCCATACAATGGAAGTCGTTTGTGAACGTGCTGATAGCGAACGACCGAATCGACAGGACGATCAAAGAAGGCGTTTACGAGTGCATCTCGAAGTTTGTGAGCGCGGTCGATATCCAGCAGGAGACGCTCGTGTTGTGCATCCGGGAGATCATCAAGAACAAGAAGTTCGAAGTCCTCAGTGTGTTCTCGCGGGTGAACTCCAAGATCTACGCCGATGGGATCGTGGAGGAACTTCTGCAGGCGGCAAAAAGCACGGTAGCGACGAACAGGTATGCAGTGGTGTGTCTTCTTGCAAAGATAATCGCGGAGACGGACGACATATCCGCGGACGTCGCGCCCGCCATCCGAGTCATTCTGGAAAAAACGATGCTCGACAAGTTCGTGGACCGTCGAACTGTCCGGGGCCTTTCGTTCATTCTTCAAAAGACGGCCAAGGACCCGGTTTTGAAGAACTTTGCAACGGCGGTAAACTGGATGGTTAACAAAGATGTTTAAAATTAATTGCTGAACAGTAATCCGCCCATACCGCTTTCGACGCGGAGAATGTTCACGTTCTTCGCTATGACCGTGAAAACATTCAGGCTTGTCGCCGTTGCCAGTGTGGTGTTCTCGTCCAGCACGCTGGCTAGCGTGGGCTGGCTTGCAGTCTTTGTGGTGACCATGAGCTTCACGGTGTCTAGTGCCGAGAAGTTGAGCGTGCCCATGATGGTCTTCTCGTCGAGGGGGTTTTTGGAGAAGAAGTAGGTATACATGCCTGGGGCCGGAGTCGTGTTCATCGTCCTGTTTGTTTCTACGAGTGTAAAATACGACCCAATCTGCTCGTAAAACCTGTCAATACCGTTTATCTGTATCTTGGCGCTCTGCAGCGGCGCCGCGTTTTGGTTAGAGCTCATCCCATGGCCGTCCGCCGTGTAAACCCCGAAATAATTTTCGTTCCTGAAAACCCAGAAAAGGTAGCGAACCGGCAGGTTGAAGGGGATGGTATAGCTAGTAGACGCGCTCGTTGACGTTGAAATGACAGCAGGAAAGTTGTGCGTCTGGGTCTGGTCTATCATATACACGTGGGGGGTTTTCGCAAACCACCTTCTCTCTGGAGAGGAGAGGTAAGCATACTCGCCCCATGCGGCGAGCACGGGCGTAAATGAAGAGTTTATGCCAGGGATAGACGCGGGGTCCGCGAACTCAAAGTCCAGCCTCACGTCGTGATACTGGAGGGCTATCAGGGGGAGGGCTTTAGACACGTTGTTAAACCAGAAGGGCAGCTTGAGCCACAGCGTCCGTACCATTCCAGAGGGGTCGGTAGAGCTGAAGTTTTCCATCGCGTATACGGAGTCTTTTTCGCTATTGTCCGTGAGTATGGTATTCCTCAGCCGCAACCAGTTGTTATCGTAGGTCTCTATAAGCTGCCCCCCGATATATAATTTCACGTTTTTTACAAGGTTTTCTATAGGGAAGAAAGTAGAGCTGAAAGTAGATAGCTTTAATTGAGTAGATATGAACACGCCCATGAGCATATCTGCCTTGCGGGGAACCGTTATCGACCCCCTGCCGGGCGTAGAATACGAGGTAAAGTCCATGGGAATTACTTCTGTGGCGAACGGGGTGGACGCCGCAAACCGCGCCCTGAAAGGCGATGTGTTTGGTTCTCCGTATATAAACGAATCAGCAGGAGAACTTGCGATAAGCTGTGTCAACGACATCCTATCTTATCATATCTATTAAATACATTTAATTTACTCATACTTTACGGGGATTTGCCACGAGAATAATATTTGATGATATTAAATGCAGTTTATTCAGAAGGAGGTAAATCTGTCCTTTCCCACAACTGACCCGTACCGCGTGTCCGGGAGTTTCTCTACACAGTACGACCTCGAACCCACGGTGACCGCCGCGCTCCGCGTCATTAAAGAGCTCCCTGAAAAGTTCAACACCACGTTCTTCTCCAGAAAGAACATTGAGTTTATCCAAAAAACACTCGTCAGCGAGACGAAGCGGTATACTGGGTTTAACATAGGCCCTCAGGACGAGACGGTGCTCGTAGAGATAATGACTGGCATCTACGTCCAGGACTCCACGTACGACCCGTCAAACTTCGCCGCGTCCCTCGCCAAGATTAACAAGCTCGTCATAACGGAGTGTCTGAAACAGATTCTTCCCGGGGTTCGCTCCTACGCCATGTACGTGCGCGATGCATCCAGGCCTTACGGTGGCGCAGGTTCCGTAGCTTTCGAACGGCCCGTTCTTGCGACGGTGAAAGGCTCGAGATCGCTCCCTGGGGTGCTTTTCCTTGATAGGAACGCTTAGACACAATATCGAAATAACGAAGAATGTCACTTTTGTCGATATAAATATATATCGACAAAAACGCTCCCGGGATTTTTACCACTTCAAAAGCTAAATCAAGCTACGGCCATCGAAATCGAATGACCTACAACTCGAGAACCATGCGCTTGACGTCGTTCGTCCCACGAATGCTTTTAAAAGGAAACATAACACCATACCTGTAACTATCGTAGTCGACACTTACAACTGTTCGAAATCCGTGCTTTTCGAATAGTTCTTGAGATTTGAAGTTCGTGCAATCGGCAATCACCTCGCCAAAACCGCCGCGCCTAGCTTCTTCTATGGTTCGGCGCAATAAACTAGACGCGCACCCCTTTCGGTCAATGACACTGGAGATGGCAAAAATTACTAGACACTTCTTTGCAGGTTCATACACTTCGAGCTTGGAAAAAAGGTCAAACATGGGCGCGGCCTCCCTCGTGTGCCCGTAGTTTGCCGCAATGAACGCGTCGTATGAAACGCTCAAGGACTGGGCGACGATTTCGCCGTCTTTCATGACCGAGAAAGAATAACCGCTGTTAACGCATTTTCGCATTACATCGGAAAACGCTGTGGCGAAGTCGCACGTCGTAAACTTGAGCGCCACGGAAGTTGGCTCCGACTTTACAAACGTCAGAGAAGTGAACTGAATTGCCTTAGTGACGTAACTCGCGGAAAGACGCAGCATTTACATAGAAAAATCTTTTTTAGTTAAGTTATTTGTCGCGCGGGCGCTTCACTCTAGAATCTGGAGATGGGAGCCAGTAGCCGACAATACCCGTGAGCACCGGAAGGTAAATACCTTCCTTTCCGTTCACCGCCATCATGGTGATGCAAAAAATTGACACGGCTGACGTCAACCCTGCCTGCATCCAGAAGCGGTATTTCAGGCTGTTATAGTTGTGAGTATCTTCATCGCACACCGAAACAACGGTCGCTGGAACTGTCCCTTGTGAAGGAGGTGGTGCCTTACCCTGTGCTTTCACGACCCCTTGCTCTTCCCCTGACGAGGGGGGTGCCTTACCCTGTGCTTTCACGATCCCTTGCTCAATATCATGTTCCTTGGTGTTTGAGGCCATTGACTTTCTCGGTTTGATTTTGTTTAAGTTATTACACTGGTGCTTAACAGGTGATAATCACGTAGTCGCCGTTGATGCTGTAGGAATACCAAAGGTCGTTGCCCATGAGCTGGTTATCGCAGCCGGGGTGACCCTTATTGGGGTCGACCATCAGACCCAGGTAGTTGCCGGTTTCGGAGAGGCCGGCATTGGGAGAAGACACGACCGCGTTGGTCTGTTGGACGGTGTCGTAGGCGGACAGGTAGCCGTTCTCGGGGGAATCGGGAATGGTCAGATACATAGACTCGCCATTAGCGAGCGTGGTGTAGGGGGCGCAGCGAATGTCATAGTCCTCGTCCTGGTCGTCGGTCTTGAAGAAGTTGCCAACTGCCACGGGGTTGATGCAGTTATTCTCAATGATGATCGAGAGGTCAGCGGAAGGCGCGGGGGCGGGAGAGAGGGACGCGGGAGAAGGGGACGCGGGAGAGGGGGACGCGGGAGAGGGGGACGCGGGCACGATGTCATAAGAGCAAAGGTAGACATTGCCGGATACAGGGATGAACTCTACGAAAGGAGGGTCGTCAGAGCACGAAGTATACTTCGCGGGGATATCCGCGTAAGAAATGGATTTAATGGGGGAACCAAGGCTGTCAAATGCATCTACGGAGTTGTCCATGTAGCTCTGAACAGATGACCAGCCGGCGACCGTGAAAGTGCCTGGGGAGATAGTAATGGTATCCTCGGGGTCGTAGATGTCGCACTTGAATTTGCTACCAGGTAGCATAGCGTATTTCAGGATCTTGACATCCTTGCCACAATTGTTGACGAACGTGACATCCTCAACCGCGGAAAGGAGGGGCCGTGCCACCACCGCAGAGGCAAGGAGCGAGGCAACGAAGGCCTTGAGCATGGTAGATACAGAGACCATAACGGATATTTACTTGAGCCGGTGGGTGTTTGTTTGTTTTTGTTGGTGTCTTCTATGAGACGAGAGTGATTGTGAGAAGTGATTTGTCTACGGAAAAAACTTCCTTTATGCCTATGGGAAACGCCTTGGTCAAATGACAAATGACAAATGACAAATGACGAATGACAATTGGGAGCGAAGAAAGAACGAAGAGTTAGTTGGCGAAGGCAAGGCCGCCCATACCACTTGCCACTCGTAGAATGTTGTAGTTGGGCGCGTAAATGAGGAACTGGCCGCTCGGCAGGTTGGGGTTGAGCACCATCTGGAGCTGGGCGCTATCGTAGCGCGTGAAGTTGGCGGAACCGCACGGTTGCTTGGAGTCGATGTCCTCGAGCGCGAAAGAGTACAGGTAGATGCTCTTAGAGGGCACTCGGACGCTGTGCTGGTAGGGCTGGACAAGGCGGAAATAAGCCCCGTCCCTCGCGGAAAAGCGCTCGCTTCCGTTGATGAGGAGCGTCATCGACTCTATGATCTCTGCACCGGCGTTCCCTGGAATCTGGTAGTTGAAGATGTCGTTGCCGTTTACCGCGTCGCCCTGGGCGAAAGAGCTCGCCGCCTGGTACACGATGACCAGGCACTTCACGGGGTGGTTGAAGTTTATCGTGACTTTTCTGTTAGTGGTACCGTTCGGTGCGCTTGGTGCGGTCACCGGTTCGGTGCCTTGCCACTGGAGCTGGGTGACCAGGTACTCGTGCTGGATCTCGGACATGCGGATGCGCTCGGGGGCGTCGAGGAATACGTAGTCGCAGTACAGCTTGAAGTTAGAAATGCTGAGCGGGTTAGAACCCACCTGGGAGGTCAGACTCGTCACGGGGTAGTTGCAGCGAATGCAGTTCAGGTAGTTGTCAATATCAAAATTGAGCTTGACGTCGTGGTAGCTGAGAGCCACCAGGGGGAGATACTGACCAGGGTTCGTGTTGTAGCAGAATTTGAGGGGGACGTAGTAAGTGCCTCCCCTGGCCTGAGTGATGTCGAAATTGTTCTTGTAATACGTCTGGTCGTAGCGACCCACCATTGTGTTGTATCCTTGCAGGTGCTCGGCGGTCTCCGTGAGCTCGCTCCAGATGTCCCACCACTCGCTGTAGTGTTTATCAATGCGTTGGCCACCGAGCTGCAACTCGACCGAATTGAATAGGGCGAGGCCAATGCCGTTTACGTAGCGGAGGTTGGCGGTGGGAATGTAGAAATCGTTGAGCGGAGGGCTGGCAACGTTCGGGGTGGCGACCATGTACGGCCAAGTAGTGATGTTTCCCGAGTATTGGGACGTGTCGTAGATGTTAGCTACGTTTGCGGAGGCGAAATAGTTTCCGCTCACGTTGCTGTAAGCGGCAATGAGGTTTGAATACGCGTTTCCACTTTGCGTCTGCCAGTAGTTTCCGCTGGGGTCCACATACACATTGGCCATCGTAAGAACGTTTGACGCATTCGCGGTGATACCACTCCCTGGCTGAACGGGTGGCGTCGGGGTGATGTTGTACCCCAGGAGACTCGGGAGGGTGACCTCGATCCAGATGGGACCCGCGAGGTCGCCGTTGCGCGAAATAGTGCACGTGGGGAACTTTCCGAAATCGCACACGCCGTCCATGGCCTGCTGAATACTTTCGGTGGCAAAGTTTGTGTAGCGGCGGTAAATCGCCTTGAAGAAAGTGATCTGGGGGTTTCCCGTAAGATACACATCTTGTGCGCCATATGAAACGAGCTGCGAAATTGCACCGGGCATCTTTTATATCTACAAGTTTTTTTATTTAGGTTGTTTTACACAAAATGTGCTACATCGAACGAAATCAAAAATGTCGATATAATTTTATATCGACGTTTTGATTTCGTTCAAAACTTAATAAAAAAATACTCACACACACTACATGCGTTCAGGCGTTATTTACATTGCCGCGGAGACGTACACTTCGAGTAGAGCAATCATTGATTGGTCTGACCACACCGACACTCGATATGTGTACGACACCGTGAAGATGCGACTACCGTCTATCGTATTTGTGCACTCGGTGGATGTTGAGGCTGATTTCCGAGCCGTCATGGATATGATGCGAGCGCACGACCTCATAAAAGGCGAGAACGAACTCAAGAATACGGGTATGTGCATAGACATCCTGAATGATTTCTTCAAGAGCAAACTGAGCGATAACATCGAACAGGAAATAGATGATGCCACGCGCATGCTCATAGATGCGATCCTGCGAGACTCCCCTTCGTGTCATGACACCATGTAAAAATATATTGTATAATAAACCAAATGCCAACGACTGGCGCCGCCGCGCCCCTTTGCTTCCAAAGAATCATCAACGCAAGTCCCTCAGAGCTTGACGAAGCGTTTCGCGGAAACCTTGTACTAACCGAACGTGTGAGCGACGCTCTGGAATTCAGATCCTACGACCTAAAAACGCACCTCGTCCGCGGATACGTGAACCCGGCAAAAGTTTGCGAGCCGGTGCGATGGAACGTAATTCAAATTTGCGACTACTACGCCTAATTTCTGTAAAAATAATGTAGCAACATCAAAGAATGGTCATAGGAATAGATCCCGGCGCTAAAAACCTCGCGCTCTGCCAGGTTGATGATGATAAAAAAATCAAAAACTGGGCAGTGATTTGCATCAAATCAGATGCCCAAGGAATTTACAAAGGTCTCAAGGACATGCACTTTGACGATTGGATTTTCGAGAACGACACCGCCGTCATCGAAAGGCAACCCTCCAAGAACCCCCGCGCCGTTCGCATCCAGCACTACATCGAAATGTTTATAGCATCTAACGGAGGAGACGTGTACTGCATCGACCCGAAGCACAAGCTGTCGTACGCCAGTTCGACTTCTTGGTGGCCATCGCGCGATGTTGATGTTTGGAACTACAACACCAGGAAAAAACTTTCTGTTGAAACCGTGACAGCTTTTCTCGAAGATACCGAGCAAGACCCCGAATTCGTAGAGATGTTTCAAAACTCAAAGAAGAAAGATGACCTTGCGGACGCGTTGCTCCATGCGCTCGCTTACATGAACATCCGGCAAACGCTTAAACCTCGAAGCAAAGCAGAACGTAACATTAAACCTGTCAAACCGTCTGCAGCACATATAAAGTCCGGGAAATACACCCAAGGTGGGCTGAAGTTTATTGCGAAGAATGCACTCTCGTCGTTCGACATTTTCCAGACGACACTTGAAAAAATCAACGGGGCGTGTGCGGCCGCGTGCAAGCACTTTGACACCGTGGACAACGCATACGTTCAACTTGGCGGTGTATAGAATGTAAATACTCTGTAAATTATAATGGTTATTAAAAATCTTTTTATATGTAAATGTCGAGAACCATCATCATTGGCATCATTGCGATCGTTTTGATCCTTATATTTGCGATGCAGCGGAGAGAAACCTTTGAACCAATCCCTGACTTTGATACACTGAATTTCATCAAATACTCGCCTTCTAAACCGAATGCTGTCATCTACCAGAATATGTACCAGCCGACGTACACGGCAAAGATTAAGTACGGCGGTCGTGTGCTTGCGTGCCCCCCTGGTACCACCGATGTTGGCGGCAAGTGCCTTACCAGTGAATACGGACCTCTCGTAAACGGAAAGTGCCCGGCAAACATGATTGAGAACAAATCTCTTGATGTGAACATGCAATGCAAGGCGAGAATAAGCAAGCGCAAACTCATCAACGGTGTGCTCAAGTGCTACGAGACCGAGATAGACACGGACGGATACGCATGCATGAAAAACGACGATACTGTTTTTACGACGCGGGAGTTCTATAATGGTAAATGGACGTGCCCCACCGGTACTGAGGATACCGGTTTCACCTGGGACGATGGACAAAATATGTTGAGACAGTGTAGGATTCTCCCGTGATTACATTGACGGAATCCAGAAGTAGTCGTCGAAGAACGGGGTCTCTCCTCTAAGGCACGCTATAACAGCATTGTGGTAGACGCGGTCACCCGGGACGTTGTCAACGCACACAAACTTTCGGATCGAAAAGCGGGACGTACAGATGCTGACAAATCCCTTCCCGGAATACTCAATCGGTTCAAACGTACTGTCCCGCTGGTTACGAACCTGGCGCTTGGCGGGCTGAGCGGCGGGTTTTTTATTCTTGCGCTCTTTCGCCTCTCGCGCGAGCTGCTTCTTGTAGACCGCCCATTGGTCGTCGTTCATTATCATACAGCCGCCCGCGGGAGCAGGAGGGGCATTTGGGTGGGACGTAAAAGAATCCAATATGCTGCTGACGATGTCCTGGTTCATAAGGGCAGAGCACCCGAGCATACGGAACATCGTAGACATTTTGAAGAATATGTATATATTTTTCAAAACATTGTATTTATACCCCGCATACACCAGGGTCAAACGACAGACTCAGTGACGTCTCGCGGCAGTCAGGAAACTCGCCACGTTCTTGTTCGCGGCCCTTCCCCCGACGCGAGAAACGAGCATGGGTTTCTTCTTCTGCTGCGAGCTGAAATGCGTCTTTGCGTCCTCGAGCGCCTTACGGAGAGCGGGCTCGCTCTTGGGGCTAAGGCTCTGGGCCATCTTTATCTGCCGATACGCACGGTCGTACACATTTTTGTACGTGTCTTTCTTTGGATCGTATCTGAACAAGATCTGCCAACTCGGTGCCATTTGCGCGACGATATACTTACAAAATATTATATATTGACACTCGCCTCCATAAAAACACGGGCGATGTTCATATTCCAACAAATACAACAATGACTTCTGCTTCCATGGCCGTTCTCCAATTCTCCATGTCTTCCTCTACCGAGGACAACATGTGGGTTGCGGAGAAAATGGTCCGGAATGCCGCAGCGAACGGCGCAGAAGTCATTGTCCTCCCAGAGCTCTTCAGCATGCGCTATTTCTGCCAGGAACAGAACCCCCGGTGGTTTGACCACGCGGAGACCTACGAAGAGTCCGAGGTAGTGACCCGGTTCGCGAACCTCGCGGGTGAGCTCGGGGTCGTCACAATCATTCCTTTCTTCGAAAAGGACGAGAACGCGTATTACAACTCGGTGGCGGTGGCTGACGTTGATGGCGCCGTCGTGGGTGTCTACCGTAAGACACACATCCCCCAGGGACCATGCTACAACGAGAAGTATTACTTCCGCCCGAGCGACAACAAACTCGGCGTCGCTGACACCAAGTTTGGCAAGATTGGGGTTTTGATCTGCTGGGACCAGTGGTTCCCAGAGGCATCGCGCATCCTAACACTCCTTGGTGCGGACCTCATCGTGATGGTGACTGCCATTGGCAGCGAGCCCGACTTCCCCAATGGCGAGTCGTACCTCCACTGGGCACGCACCATCCAGGGGCACTCCGCAGCAAACGGCGTCCCCATCGCGGTTGCAAACCGCATCGGCCGCGAGCGCTTCGGCAAGACGAAAATTGATTTTTACGGTGGGTCGTTTATCACGGACAATAAGGGAGCTATCGTCGCACAGGTTGGCGGCGACCCCCAAGGAAATGGTGGTGTGGACCCCGAGCCGGTGATGATGAAGGGGTTCGCGAAGACTTCATTTGACAAGAAGGAGAACGCACGTTTCCGTGCCCTATGGGGCCTGTTCCGCGACCGTCGCCCGGAGCTATACGAGGAGCTTGTTCGTCAAGGTTAATCATGTAAAAGCAACAAAGTAAACTCAGGCAATAGAAATCAAACACTTTCATATTCTGTCCGCACATGGTATCATCTCGACCTCCTTTTTCTCGCATTTTAGTTGTGTGTGTTTACATCTCAAACTTGCGGGCCTCGGGATTCTTCAGCCACTTAATCTTGGTAAAAAGGCACATGAAAGAAGTTTTCACAGGCATGCGAGTCATGGCTGCACCGCCGTTGGTCCTGGAGTTCCACGAATAGTTATATTTTCCCAGCAAACGGGTCTCGGTTTGTTCGGCAAGGACAGCCGCGAGCTCCATGTCCCGAGAGCTTAGCTTGTCGCGCGGGATGATGTACCGAATGCGGCGGTACACGACAAAGCCATTCTTGACTGCGGTATCCATGAAATGCGCAATGTGGTCTCCGTTGCACAGATACTTCGAGTGCCGCTGCTTGGCATTGCACGTCGTGCCAATGTACGTCTTGTACCGCTTGCCCCCGATGCGAGAGGCAACCGCAAACTCATACACGGCAGGGACGGACAAGATGTCGCCGTTTACGTTATGGCGCTGCGCCTCGGAGAGCGCCCCCTGCAGAGACGCGTTTGGAAGGAGGAACGGCTTCCACACGGAACCCTTAAAAACGCGCTTGTAGTACGAGAACATGCCGGGGCTGATCTTCTCGCGACGCGGGAAGTCAAATGCCAGGGGGCCGTAGTTCATACCCATGGTGATTGGTGGCAAAGTTTGTTGGGTGCTTTGAGGCAAGGGAGGATGTTTTGTTTGGTGAAAAGTGTGGCCAGAGGTATGCTTTTATAGATCAGTGTACTCCGGGGTCAAATGACAAATGACAACTGATAACTGACAAATGACAACTGACAACCAACAACTGACAAATGACAACCGAGATCTTTATTTAATCACTCTCCCGATCAGAACACCATCTTTACATTAATGTCTATCATATCCGCAACCTCATACGCAACCGCCCACGAGACCATGAGCTCCACCAACTACTCCACCGCTGTGTCTATGGAGAGCTTCTTCGATGCTCACGAGACCATGCCCGAGACCATGATGATGCCGGAGTGGCTCATCGACGTTGAGGCTAAAAATGCCAATGACATCAAGGCCATCATGGCTTCGCTCTCTGAGCGCGAGAAGATCGAGACCGTGGTATATCTATTTATGCAGGTCAAGCACTACCGTGCCGGCGACTACGATGCCTACGTTGGTGATGACGAGTTCTCTTATAACGAGCTCGCCCTGTTTTCTCCTTACGCCCTGATTGACGCTGCGTTCTCCAACGACGTTGCTATTTATAAGCAGGCGCCCGAGCGGTCCGGCAAGACCCTGCAGCTCCTCCTCGACACCCTGATTTGTGTGCACCGTAATTGGGTTGGCATGATTGGCGTTGGTTCGCCCAGGGACAACGTGATCGGTGTTTACAATGGTCTTGACAAGGCTTGCAAGGGTTTTGAGAACTTCATCTCGGCCCACTACCCCAAGACCAACGCGGCGTTCAAGGACGTCTTTGGTAAGTTTATCCACGGCCCTATGTTCAAGTTCTTTGACGGAAGCAGCACTTCTTTCGCCCCCGAGGACATGGGCTTCATCCTCAGTGGCAAGATCATTCCCGTGTTCTCCGCGATGAAGCCCCAGCCCATCAAGGCAATGTTCAAGGTTTTCAACGCTATCAAGGCCGCCGGTAAGAGCTACTTTATTAACCTTGACGAGGCCGACTCTGTCATCCGCCCCATTGCTTCTTCCATGACAAAGAAGATGGCAGTGTCTATCGAGACTATCCTCGGTATGCGCGAGAACGTCGAAATCACGTGCGCGTGCGGCGATGTCCACGTGTGCTGCCACTCTGCGACCGAGAAGGAGGCCATTGGCACATTTGGCGGTGCCAAGAAGATCATGCTCCTGAGCGCCACCATGAACCTGCCCGTGGAATTTTTCAACGTCGTGGGGGCCAACCGCCCCAAGGTCATGATGCCTTACACCGAGCGCGCCATTTCCCTGATTGGCGGCGTAAACGAGCACAATGCCATCGTGTCTACTGACCAGCTCTCCCACACCACTGGCTACTTTGCGTCTACGAACCCCGAGACCTCCACTGGTCGCTTTTCCTACTTCATTGCCCACGATTGCATGCGTGAGCAGGGCGAGGATGGCCACCGGTCCCTCCGCTCGTTCTGGAACGAGAAGCCTTTCATGCCCATTGGCGCGGAGGCCCCTGGGAAGTTCAAGACGAACTCCGTCCTTTTGATCCAGCTCACGAGTCTGGTCAATGGCGGTCGCCAGAATGCCGACGCGGAGGCCGACTTGAACCAGAAGGACATCCTCGCCAAGCTGTGCGGTGGTCTCGACTCTCAGGGTATCATCCGCGATGGTTCAGAGGGCCGTGCCCTTGGCGTGCTCCCGGACACCATCTTCATCACATTCTTTGCCGGTGGTGCGAAGATCCGTGGTGAGAACAAGGTGGACAAGAGCGTCAAGGACATCATTCGTGGGGACGACCTCTACGCTAAGATCAAGGAGACCATCTTTGACGAACCCGGATACAAGGCGGAGGCACTCAAGGTTGTGAAGACATTTGAGACTGCGGACGAGGATGTGGAGAATACCATGAAGTTTGTGTCGTGGTATTACGGCCTGCACCGTCCCGTGGTGGTCATCACCTTTAACAAGGGGCAGCGTGCGGTGGACATGCGCGACCGCCACCACGTTATTTCCCACATGCTGATGCACGCCTCTGACACTCGTGGCGCCGACTCGCTCAAGCAGCAGGCCGGTCGGACCAAGGGCGCCAAGGGAGAGTTCCTGAAGTGCAACTACCCTTCCGAGTTTGTCCCCACGATTGTGTGCAACAAGTCTCTGGCGGTTTGCAAGACCCACGAGCAGCTGCCGTTCTACAACGAGGTTGACGATAACGGCAAGCGTATCATCCCCCGCGAGAACATGCTGGCCATTGAGGCGGACCGCGTGCTCGATAAGGTCAACAAGAACTTTGAGCCGAAGACCAGGATGATGCAGGTCATTACGGAGGAGGCTCTTCACGACTTTGATACTGACAACGATGACACTTTTGTGCTCATCCTTGCTGATGGTAGCGAGTTTGTGTTTACCCCCGAGAACATTGTTGACTTTGACATCACTCTTATGCCAGGTGCCACTAACATTCTCAAGTGTGCCCAAAAAGCGTGGATCCTCCAGAAGTTTGACATCAAGATTACTTCTAAGACGATTTACGGTGGTGTTTCTAACTCTGGAAAGAATAAGAGTATTACTACTCTTATTAACGATGGATTTTTCACCCTTGTTGGCTTCGAGGGTAGGACCCGTATGGTTGCCGTGAACTCCGTTGAGTTTCCGCGCAACTAAATGAAATACTCTTGGGTATACCCCATTAACCAAGCGCACCACAAACCATTCAAGTTATACCCATCAATACCCTGTGGCGAAAACCTGACTTGTGTAGGAAGATACGCCAAATGCCGCTTTGTCAATACACGATTTCCACGCGTATGAGTCCTGAAACTATAACAAGGTGTTCCCCAATATTTTTTTATGATGGTTTTTGTGACAAGGTTTGTTTCTTTAGTTTTGTGCTCGTTCATCCTCGGCACAAGTGGTATGTTTAGCGGCGGAAACAAACGTTCATGACACTCTTTCCCCAATAGTTTATAAAAGGTATATCTCACTTGGTCGGGAACTACGGAATTTCCAACAAAACCGAGTATAGTTTTATTTTTAGTTGTGTTTTCTTTTATCTGCTTAGCAGGCTCTTTTTCGTTATCCCAATCAAATATGTAATGAAATTCTGGTATCTTAATGTCAAGATCAACGCCCCTTTTAGACACGAGACAGAACCACCGGTGTCGTTGATGAGGAGCCCCCACACACGTTGCATAACATGTAATCCATCTGCAATCATACCCGAGTTCGCTAAAAGCAGACACCACAACATCAAGGTTCTCCTTTCGCGACAAAACATGGGAATTTTCAAGGAACAAATACTTTGGTTCACATTCCTTAGCCATTCGCACAACTTCCGTAAAAAGACCGGACGCATGGTGGGAAAAACCACCTCCTTTTCCAGCGGTACTAAAACCGGTGCACGGCCATCCCGCGGTGATGATGTCTATGGAGCCTTTCAAAGGCGTCGCGTCAAATGTACACACGTCATCGAACACGG